GGTCTGAATACTCGTAGTCCATCCCGTCGTAGAGCGCGTAACGCCTGACGATGCAGACGTAGCCAAATAATGCTCCGTTATAGACGTAATGCCTACGCCTTTGTCGCCGTATGTGCCTATTATTACGGGTGTCGTAGTAGTCGTAGTGCCGTCGGTATAGGTCACTACTTCATAGTTCCAAAGATATTTCTTTTCAGCGGTAACACTTTGTATCGCCTTAGTCCATCCTGACGTAGACGTAGTAACGCCTGACGCTGACGATGTAGCCAAATAATACTCTTCAATCTTGGAAATACCCTTACCGCCTGAAAGACAAACCGGGTTACTATAGCCGTCTGTGCCGTCGGTATAGATAAACCTTACCCGCTGCCAAATATAATGCCCGTTTTGCCATGCCGGGGCGTTTGTAGTCCATCCCGACGTAGGGGCTACGGAATTACTCGTACTATCTGCGTACTCCACATCGGTACGGGAAATTCCCGTACCTTTGCGGATAAACTTAACTACTCGTGTTACTGCTACTCCCATAGTGCTAAACGATTTTTTTAACTTGCTGCCTGAATGGTTATTGAAATATCACCGCCTCCGGCTTGGCATTGCTCACGGGTAACGGTGTACGATGCCATCGCGTTAGTTGAAAGTTCCATCGGGTCGCTACCGTTTACGGCGGCGTTACCGTCTCTGTACTTATTCAACACAACGCCCGCCGCGTCTCTCACTAAGAAATAGTAGAGGGGATTAGGCGAAACGGCTGTGCCGCCTCTCGTAACCAATACCGGCGTATAAGTCACATGGTCGCGGCTGCTGCTCGTATCTTCGTCTATCGTTTCATCTTCGGGGCTGGGGTGCGGGTCAATGTCGTAAGGGTCTGACTTATCGACTACGCCCTGCACGTCCATACCGTAGAATGAGCCGTTACGTTTAACGGTTAGCCTGAACTCGCCGTAGGTGTCTATCATGCTTTCCGTTACGGTAAGGGTTGCGGAATTGCCAAAGCCCTCGTTATCCGAACTGCCTAACAACTTCCAACCGTCCACGTTTCCGGCGGCTGTCGGGTCGAACTGCTCCCACTTGTAGGTAAGGCCAACAGATAACGCGCCCTCGTTGCTGTAGGCTTTAGCCTGCAAAATACAACTGTCGCCCTTGCTGCTAATAACGAAACTCTTGTTATCGCCCGCAACGATAGTAACCTTACCGGCAAACTGCGCCTTTTGCTGAATGGGTATAGTGTAGTCGGCTGAAATGCTATCCTCCTGTGTACCGTAGTAGATAGTGGCTACCATCTTGATAGTAACGGGTAGGTAACTTGCAAGGGCTGCGATATTCTTCAATATCTGCAAACCGGGGTACAGATTCGTACTACCGTCGGCGGCGTACTTCTTAAAGTAACTGCCGTTGGCCGTGCCATCACCAAACAGGCCGGTACTATAGCCGCTTGCGTTAAACGTAATCTCTGTGCCGCCGAAATAGTAGCGCATAGAGGCTATAGTTGCTATGCCCTCGGCTACGCGGCTCGACGTGCAAATGAAATTCAACTTAGGTTGCATCGTGGCAAAGTTGGGGAAAACGGTTTGGTCTGCCCCTGTGCCGTCCCAATACTGGAACAAATCGCCGTCCGGGCACATGATAGTAGCCATGTACGTACCGGCTTTGCTTATGAACTTAATAGTTCTGGTTGTTGACGCGCTACTCATAGTTTATTCCTCCTCATTGTTAGGGTTCAACACATCTTCTACGTCGCCAACGTCGCCGCTGTCGATGCTTTCCGTTTCCTCGTTAGATTCCTCGGTTTCCTCTCCGGGGGTTTCGGTCTCGCCGTTGGTAGGCGTTTCCGTTTCGCCCTCTCCGGGTTGGTCGCCGTTGGCCGGTGTCTCGGTCTCGCCGTTGGTAGGCGTTTCCGTTTCCTCGGCGGGTGTCTCTACGGGCGTTTCGGTTTCGCTTGTACCCTCGCCTGGTTCCTCTGCGGGTGTCTCGCTCTCGCCTGTACCCTCGCCGCCTGTCGGGGTCTCTGTCTCACCGTTGCCGTCGCCTGATTCCCCGGCGGGTGTTTCGGTTTCGGCCTCCGGCTCTTCTATGATAAATTCCGGGTCGGTGGCTACAGGTAGCGGGCGCGTGGTTATACCGTACTGCTCTTCGCGGGCTTCGTGGGGCAAAAGCGCAATAGCACCGATACGCTGTAGGGTATCGGCCAAACGCGGTAGCGGGCCAAAGGCCATCATGTCTTGCAACCAAAGAATATAGTTGCCATCCTTTAACTTGTTTCTGTCGTTTTCCAAATGCAGATAACTAACTACTTTTGGATTTGCTTTAATGTAACGTGCCATGTTCTGAAAGTTTTAATGTTATTTGAATAATAATATTTTTCCATCGCTGTCGGTAAATACCTTGCCGTCGCTATCTTCCATAGCGCACGTAGGGCCGCAATCTTTAACGTCTAAGCCGAATACTGCGCCGTATTGCTGGCTCATAGCCTTAGTGGGCAAAACGGGGTTTGCGCCGTGTCCTACCTGCGTGTACGATAAGCTGCCCGATGCCTTGTTGGTAGCAACGTACCAAAGCGGCAATAGTTCCCTTTCGGGGTTGTCAATGGGGCCGTTTACATCCCATATTGAGGCGTTGGGCGCAATCGAAACTATTTCGGGGATATTGGTAGGTACGCCCGCAATATCAAACTCAAACTTTGGGATTCTACGGATAAACGAAATAACCTTTGAGGGGCTACCGTCTGTCAGGGTAACGCTTGCCGGGTCGCCGTAAACGTCGTATTTGGCCCTGCAACGTAGGTACAACTCGCTGCCCATCTTGCTACGGTCTACGGTAACGCTCAAACCGTCGTTTGCTACGGTAACGTCGTAGTCCAAAGTTTCGTCCGTGCCTACCTGTGACCATGAGCCATCACTACGGTACTTTTCCCATACAAAGATACGACGCGCTGCCAATACCTCGCTACCGCCTAATTTCAGGCTCGCTTTCACTACCTGCGTATCTTCATGCACAAGCGGGTTATACAGGGTTTGGTCGGCTGCATCTAAGAACAATTCAGGAAAACCAACCGTCGCGTTATCGCAATAGACGGGATAGGTTTTTTGTATTGTGTGTATCTGATTAGTACGGGGGTCTACGTACTGCGCGTTAAACTCCAACGTAAGCACGGTGTTTACGGCGGCGTTGCGCTTTACCTTGATACGCCCGGCGTTGCTGCCGCTCGTAGTCATTTCGTAGTTTTCGTTAGCGGCTGCAATCAGGGTGCGCGTACCGTTGTCAATCTCGTACCATGCTATATTAGTCAAACTTTGGTTTACGCGCCCGGCTTGCAGCACTTCGTCTTTGTCTATTACGCTAACTTCGGGTTGGATAATAAGCGGCGTAAGCGTAAAATCGGGCGTGTACTCTCCCGTTGCCGCGTCGTAGTTCTGCCTGTTGGGTATGCTTCCCGACGTAGTAAAACTTATGTCTACTTGCAGCGGTCGAAAATTGAAATCAAATCTTTTAATCTTCATTGCCTTTGTCGTTTTATTGTTAATACTCAAATACTGCGCTGTCCTGCGCGGCGGCGTTGTTCATACCGTCGCGTAGTGTCACGGTGGCCGTAAAGCGTACCACTTTAGGCACGTAGCCGTTAAAATCTATGTCCTCGGCTGTCAGGTGTATAGACTTGCCCGCGTTGCCCCTACGTATAGCCCATGCGTTATCGCTTGCCACTCGCTCTACGCCGTTTGCGTCCTCGCTGTAGCGCGTCCAAACTACATCTTGGGCCAATATGTCGGCGGTCACGTCCTGATTATAGATTTTGGCTATAATCTGCAAAGTCAGGTCGAAACGGTCAGGGTCGAAAAGCACGTCCGTATCGTTAAACTCCACCGTAAAGCCGGGGTTGCCCTCCAACATAGCCCAATGGGTATTGTTCCAACGTGGGGCCGTCGTAGTCAGGTTGTGACAACAACGCCACTTGCAACCGCAATACCATACGTCGGAAATCTCGTAAATACCCGTATCAGGGTTTAGGGCCTCAAAGTAATACAGGCCGTCGGGTTGCCATTCTCCCCGGTCTACGTACTCGCAAATAGGCTTCATAGTCCATTTGTTGAGGCGTATAATATCCATCGTGACTATACCGGGAATATACATATAGTCCAAACCCTCGCGGATAGGTAACAGGTTGCCGTCATCATCCGTTAGCGTCCTTACGAAATCGGGTAGGCTTCCAAAGGTTGCACCGTAATTTGTCGCGTCAATAATAGGCTTAGTAACGCCCGTTAGTTTGACAATCCGGCCCTCTGTACTCGATAGGTAGATGCAGCTTTGGCGCGTGGTGTCTGTCTGATTACCCCAACGGGCAATCTTCATCAACTCGCACGGCGGGAAATTATGCCCGGCGGGTGTATCTTCGTCGGGGTACATCGTAACTTCTATAGTATTATTGGCGGGGTTTACGCTGTTTACCCGCATCCAACTTGTGTACATAGCGGCGTTAGTGCCGGGGCTTGTATAGCCTAAAGCCGTTGCGCCTAAGTTGTTAATGATACCCTTTAAGACGTTGTTCTGTGCCTGTGCGGTAAAATAGCCCTCCCACTTGCTATGCAGTTTCAGGCGGTAGCAATTATCGCCTATGTCGGTAACGCTTTCTATGGTGTCGGCCTCTGTAAGTAGTTGGTCGCCCTCGATAGCCGATAGGCGGTTAATAATCAACTCTACGGCCTCAAAGTATGTGCGTACCCTGACGCTTTCAAACTCGGCATTACCTAAGTTGTCAATACCTGCACCACTACCGGCGTAGAGCGACTTAACGAAAGTGCCAAACTGCGCCTCGCCTCCGAAATGAGCGATACCCAAAACGTGTATAGCCTGTTGGAATGTGATATTACCGGCTGCAACGTCGTTATAAAGTCGGCTTAAAAACTGCTGCCTTACCGGGCTGTCGGGGTCTAAGTCGTGGGCCATATCAGCGTAACCGGCTTTGACCTTTTCCGTTACTTTCTGATACGCCGTAACCTCTTCGCCTGTTTCGGGGTCTGTGGCTACTACCTCTTTAAGATAAGTCAGGTACTCGTAACCTTGGCTGTCCGTTGTAATCTGGTCTAACGCTGCTTTGTTGGCGTGGGTGTGGCCGTCGCCGGGCGTAACGCTACTGCCTCCCGTGTCGGCGTTCAAAACTACGACGCTATTTGCGCTACCAATACCCTGCTCACGTAGTCTTTTACTACGCGGGCGTGGTGTCCTGTTGGTAACTACTGACGTATAATGTTTATCCATACCCTTAACTATTAACCTCTTCTATTGCGTCGTATTCGTCGGCGTTGAACTCTGTATAAAGCGCGTCGGCGGTGTCCATAATTACGTTTTGTTGTTCGCTGCTCATCATAAAGACTTTGCCCGCCTGGTTCCTTTCGGTGTAAACGCAAAGGTCGCCGGGGTCTAATACGGCTTCACCTGATAGCGTGGTTTTGCGGGCTGCAAACTGGCTGTAGAGCGTACCGATAAGCAACTTTTCTGGGTGGTCTGTAACGCCCGCCCTTTTTAGTTTTTGGATTTGCAGACTATCGGATGCCCGGCAATAGATACCCTTTGCCGTCGGGCAAGTCGTGTTAGCCGTACCGCACGTAGTATCTATGCTTATTTCCTCTTTGGCGTGCTTGTTTATATAGCCCGAATACTCTACATCGTCTAACTCGGCTGCATCGAATATCAGGTTATTTTTCACCAACTCCACTTTAGGGGCTTTGTATAACAGCCATCGGACTTGATTATAGCGGCCATCGTCTACCCAATATTTCGGGTCGTTCCATGCTGTTTGTTGGGGGATTAAACCGTTTAACCTATATTCGTCCATATCAAAGCATTGCACCCCGGCGTAAACGGTCACTTCCAAATAACCGCCCTGCGTTGGGTAAGGCATATATTGGCCGTCGGCCATCTGCTTAAAACTATCGTAAATCATTACGTCTACGTTGCCTATACCCGGTCTGCCTATACAATGGCGGTTTTTCTTCCATCCCAATATACCGGCACTTTCCCAAAGGTCGCTTGGGTCGTAGTATTCCAAATAGGCACTACCAAAGCCACCTGCACCCGATACCCAACTGCCTTTGCAATATGCCAAATGGCCTTTCGTGCCTCCCTTGGCTATACTGCTATTGTCATAGTGGCAAACGGCGTTACCGTTGCTGTCGTACATATTGATAGCAACAGGCACAAAGGCGTAGCCGGTACGGGTTTTCATGCGGTCGTAATTGCCGCCCTCGTTACCGTCGTTACCCTCTGTAAACGGGTTGTATCTTGCATCCAACAGCATTTCAAGCGTAAGGCGTACATAATACGACTTTTGGCCCTCTGACGTTAGCGTAGGTAAGAATACTTTGTGCGTCTGCATCACCTGCATACCGCTTTCTTGGGTAACGGTGTTAAGTATGCGTTTCGGCCATCCCGTATCTAACCCGCCGTGTCCTCCTGAATGAAACGCCCATGCTATCGCGGTACATTCTGACGGCCCGCCTACCAATGGCAATATATGGCAATATCTCGCATTGGGATTCAGGTAGCGTAAGCCCTTGCCCTGCGTACTGATAAAGATAGTAAAGTTAATTAGGTTGTAATCCCAACTACTACCCTGCCTATGTTCTTCGCTATAGTCAGGATAATAAGAGTAATACGACGCTCCGGGGTCGGCTACCAAATTAACCTGTTCTACGGAATATTCGCCGCCGTATTCCAATTCACCGTTAAGCAACTCTGCCGACGAATAGGGCGAAAAGTTTACTTTCACGTTGTTTGCTACCTTATCTACGCCCATCGTCTGGCTGTCACCATCCCACGTTATAGCCCTACGCGCTGCGCTGTGCAAGCCGTTCAAATCGAATACGTAGACTTTACCGTTACGCTGTATCATCTTCAACGCCAACGGCTGCAAAATACCCTCTATCGTTTCTTTTAGCGTGCTTGGCTCTGCATCTTCATCAAAGAAATTTTCGCTACGCACGGCCAACGCCGCCGGGTTCGCCTTGGTATTCGTACCCTCGAAATAGGTAGTGCAATAGGTGTCAGCATCTAAGTAAGCGTAGTTAATGGTGCTACGCTGCAAAGCATTAAGCAAAATGGATTGTAGCGTTTGCATACCCGATAAGTTGTACTTTAGCCTATCCAAAATACCAAAGTCGCTAAACGTAAGCGTAACGACGTACTTACGGGCTTTCTCGTAAGGCTCTTCGTAAAACTCCGGGTCTAACGCGCCACTCCAATAGAGGGCGTTGTTACGGTAAACGTCCATCCTAATACGGCCTACCTCGATAGTGTATAAATCTTCGTAGGTTCTATCGCCTGGGCTTTCTAACTTCAACGTGGCTTCGCTGCCGCAAATCACCTCTTCTTTGTCGGCGTGTTTCCAATCAATTACTAACGCTTCGTCGGCCTCAAAGTCCAATACGCCCACGTTGCCGCTGTAGCCCTCTTGCAGTATCTCAACGCGCCAAACCACGTTTGCGCGGCTAAGAAACTCGCCCATGTATCTTAATACCTTTGCCATACTTAACTACGCTTTTTGTGGTTGTACTCTCTTTCGATAACTCCTACCAACTTCCGGCCCTCCAACTCAAAGCGGACTTTGCCGAAAATCTCACCTTGCGGCTCTATCATATCGCGCAACTTATCCAACGGGGCCACTACTTCCGGGTTGTTGGTTGCCCCGGCGTACTCGCCAATAAGTGCCATCGTGGGGCCTGAAACAACGCCACCCTCTGCAAACGGCATTAAGCCAATGGCCTGTACCGCCGCCACTGCCGACGCGACAAAGCCCATTGCAATACCGTACCCCGCAAATGGTATGTAGGCGTGCGCCGCAAAGTACATTGCACTGGCCAACTCCATGTAACTTGCCGTCAAAGCCTTGTTTGCGGCTATAGCCGGTATTGCTGCAAGGGCTGCGGCCTCTTGTGCTGCGGCCTCTGCTGTCTGTGCGGTAACTGACCCTGTGGCGGCTGCGGCATCTGCAATTTGTGTACCTGTGTGAACGGAAGTTGCCGCCGTAAGCATTTGAATAATACTGACTATGGCGTTTATACCCTCCATAATAGATATAAAGCCGTCAATAATACCCGTTACCGTCTGCCATGCGCTACCGTTACCCTCTAAGGCGTTGCTTATGCTCTCGATACCGCTACCAATACCCTTTATCCCGTTCCAACCATCTTTGAACGCGCCGAAAGCGGAAATAGACTGCTTACGCCATTGCTCATAGACGGCAATCATACCCTCTATGTCTCTGCGTTGGCTGTCAGTAACCGGGTTTTCGGTGTCGGCCAAAACCTTTTGCAAATCGCGGATTTTCTTAGTAAGTTCCTCAAAGCCAAAGCCCTTAATTCTTACCTTGTAATCACGCCCGCTAAGTGCGTTTACCTCGGCTATCTCGCGTTGCATATCGGGTATATCTATACCCATCTGCAAAGACTTCTTTTTTCTTTCTAACGCCGCGATAGTCTGCTGTATGCCCTGTATTTCTTGGGCGGTTGCCGTCTTTTGCTTTTCCTGTAAGAATGAAATCGCGTCGGTTATCTCTTTCAGGGTGCTAACTTTCCTAACGTCGGTTTCTACGGTTGCGGCTTTGTCGGCTAACTCCCATTGCTGACGTATCTTTTCAAGGTCGGCAATATGACGTAGTAACTCCGGGCGGCTTGCGGCTGTAGCGTTCTTTAGTTGGTCTTGGTAGTATTGTACTTTGATAGCCAACTGGTCATAAGTCTTTAACGCGCTATCATCCATACGGATAACACCCGCGTTTTCTGCGTGCTTTTTCAGCGTTTCAAGCCGGTTAATAATATCGTCTATTTGGCCCTGTTGCTCGGCGGCTACCGTCTTACGCAAAGCGCGTTGGTATTCCAATTCCTTATCAATGGCCTGTAGCGTTTCAAGCGGCGACAAATCGACGCTCCCCTGCTCTACGTTCACCCTGATTGTTTCGTCGTTAGTCGGTATCTCCGGCAAATTAACGTCGCCCTGCTCTACGTTTACCCTGATTGTTTCGTCGTTAGTGTTCCCTAACAACGATTTCAATACGCCCGCGTCGGGTCTCTGTAATTCAGCCTGTCGTAACTCTACGGTGGCTATCTGTGCGTCAATGTCGGAAAGTTCCTTTTTCGTGGTGGCTACTTGTTTCAGGGCGTTAAGATACTCGATAACGGTCTTTACGTCCGTTTCGGTCTGTATCTTGGTAGTATCTACCTTGCCCGCTTCGTCAATGGCCCCAACAGGCATAGCGGCTTTCTTCTGCGAAAGTTCTATAGCGTTGGCCTTTTTCTGCCACAACTTTATTTGTTCGCGCAACTGCCTTTGTTCGGCTGTGTCCGCGTCTGTCAGTTTCTTTTTAGTCAGGTCTATATTTGTCCGCAACTCTTCAAGTGTCTTTGGGTCGGCTACGATAGTCCGCTTTCCGCTGTTGCCTGACTTATCTAAACCATACTTTTTACCCAAAGCCTTGTAGCGGGCTTCCATTTCGCGCAATTTCTTAGCCTCGGTTTTGGCCTCCGATTCCTTGCCGGTTATACCTGCAAGTGCGCTAACCTTATTCTTTTGTTTTTCTATAGCCTCTCCTAAAGCGGCGTAGGACATAGTAAGATAATTAACGCCGTTTGCAGCACCTCCCGCCTCTTCGCCGGTTTTCTTCATCTGCTTGCGGTGTTTCTCTGCGGCGGTATTGGCTATATCAAATTCCTTTTGTAACTCTGCAACGCCTCCCATTAGTTCGGTTTCCTGCTGCATCAGGGCTTTATACTCGCTCGTATAATCTTCATAGTCATAAGTAACCGCCGTGCCTGCGCTCGTTGTTCCTACGGTCTTTGATACCCGTGTACGGTGTTCGCCTGATTCCTCTAAACGGCGTTTCTTTTCGGCAATCATCATCAACTCGGCGTTTTTCTCGAAAATCTTACGCCTAATTGTGTCGGTTTTTGCCTCTATTGCAAGTTGTTGGCAATATTCATCAGACTTATCTTTTAAGGTAGTCAGCCACTCGGCCCCGGTCGAATAAGTACCCAATAACTCACCGTACTTTTCGTTAAGGGTCTTAACCGCTGCCGTAGTGTCGGCCTTGGTGTCGATAAGCTGCTGCAACTTCTTAATATCGGCCTCGATAGCCATCTTACTATCTGCCAAAGTTCGCGTAAACGCTTCCTCGGCTTCCTGTAGTTCCTGACTTGACTTTGCAGCCTCTTCGGATTTATCGTTAAACAACGTCAATACCTCCGTAAGCACTACCCATGCCGCCGTAATACCGCCAACGATTAGTAAGCCCTCTATTGCAAGTCTAAGCGTCCGTGCGCTTACGGCTGCGCCCTTGAAACTTGCGGCCATTACCTGCGTAACGGCGTTCATGCGTACCGCCGTAGCCGTCCAAAGCAACTTAACAGCCCTGCCCGCTGCGGTCGCCTGGGTTAGTCTACCCATACCCGCCCACAACATAACAGCGGATTTGCGCAAACTCTCAAAGGTCATTGCAACCAAACCCAACGTAGCCGTAAAGTTAATTATCGGCATTACGTTACCAAAGACGCTTGCAACCATATCACGGTATTTGCCTAATTGGTTTTCAAGCATCTTTAATTTGGCTGCGCCGGTACTACTCATTTGCTCAAAAGCACCGTCCATCGTTCCGGCACTATTGGTCATTTCGCCGATATTCTGCGTAAACTTATCGGCTTGCTCCCCGGTTAATGAGGTCAACAGGCGTAAGGCTCTTGCACTACCAAACAAAGTACCGTAAATCGTTTCGCTAAGTTCGCCTGTCCGTGCGCTGTATTCGTTAATAGCCTTATCTAAGGATTTCAGGAAATTGTCTAATCCCCCGGCCTCCTTAATGGCTGCCGCATCAAACTTAATGCCCATTTGCTCGGCGGCTTTTGCTGCCTCTGTACTGGGCTTAATAAGGGCTTTCAGGACTGCGCCCAACTGCGTAGATACTTCGGCGGTATTGCCGGTTACACCCGTACAGGTGGCAAATATCGCCATCAGTTCTTCAATGGTAATGCCTAATTGGGCGGCACTACCTGCAACACTTGGCAAGGCGTCGGCCAACTGCTCAAACGACGTAACACCGTTTTTTGCGGTAAGCTGTATTTTATCTTGAATTTCCCCGGCGGCTTCCCATTCTAAACCGTAGTTCTTGATAATGGTAGACGTAACGGTTACGACTTTCTGCAAGTCGGCCAAACCGCCAACTGACGCTTTAGCGGACTTTTCCAAATAGTTAATCCAATTATCTTCGGGTACGCCATTGGATATAACCATATACAAGCCGTTAGCCAATTCGTCGCGGGCTATAGGTATCTGCTTGGCCAACTCTGTAACATCATCTGTCAGGGCCTCAAATCCTGCTGCATCCTTGCCCGCCATCGTGTTAGCGGCTCGCATAGCCTTACTATAGGCGAAACTATCGCCCGTAAGTGTCTGCATTGCGCCGCTAAGTTGCGTTAGTGACTGCTGTATAGACTGAATGGCTATAACGCTCTGGCTCCACTTAATAAACGCTTTGTCTGCTGCCGTTACCCTATCATGCACTATGCCTAATTTGTCGGCCAAATTCTGCACGTTGGTAGAGGCTTGCACGACAACATCTTTGCCGTCAACGCTAAGTTTGATGTTAAATTTTACATCTTTAGCCATTTTATCTATTCATCTTTTAGTCTTTCAATTAACGCTTCAAATCTCTTTTTGCTTTCCTCTGCCGTTAGTGGCTTCGGCTTTTTTCGTGGGGCTTGCGCTTTTTTATCCCACGGTAGCGGATAGACTTTTTGCGCTGTTGGCCGTCCTTTCAAGTGTGGCCGTAAGGTAGCAACAATTATAGCCCTTGCGCGTTCCCATCCGTCTTTATAATCGGCTTCGCGTTGGTCGTGATACGCCTTGCTGATACTCGCAAATTCCTTTGGGGTACACCTGCAAAAATCGTCAAACGATAGGTGTATGCAGCCCAACGCAAAGCCTAAGTAGTCATAAATCCCTAAGTTTTTTTTTCTTCGGGTGTCTCGCTGTTTTCTGTACTCTCACCGTCTGCCGGTTCTTGGCTCGCCTCGGCCCATGCCGTAGCGATTTCGGGCGTAATGTTATCGGCAAAGTCCAAAAGCGACATATTAAATTCTATGCCGTCGGCCTTAGATGCTGACTTAACACAACACCAAAAGAATGTGCAAAGTTCGGTGAAATTGCTTGGGTCAAGTTCCGTAATCTCCTTGCCGGTTTCCTGTTTGAAACGTAGCATAGCCCCCATAGTCTGCCTACAGGGGTACGCTACGCCATTGATAGTAATTTCTACTTTCGCCATGATTGTAGGAATTATTCGTTACCGCCGCTTGCCTTACCGGGGTAGGTGGTAGGCTCGCCGTCGCTCTCCAGACTGATAGAGAAAGTTGCATCGTCCTGTGCGGGGCTTGTTTCCTCTAAAGAGGTGATAACAAAGTTACCCTGCACGTAGGGGTTAGCGTCGCCCTCACGTTGGAAAGCCTTAACCTGAATAGAAGCACCTGCGCCCCACAAAGCGGACAACTCGGCATAGCCGTTTTCTGCTTCGCCGTAGTAACGCAAGCCCTCGGCACTAATTGAGATACTAAGGCCGGTAACGCCCTTGCCTTTCCACAAACCGGCTGAATAGCCTTGGTCTGCGGCGGGCTTTACGGCTCTGTCCTTGGTCTCGCTGTTGAAAGTAATCGTGTGGGTAGTGCAATGGCCAATAGCCTTGCCGCCAACGCTCAACAGAATGTCGCTACCGTTAATGTAGCCTGAACTTGGTACTGCCATAATTCTAATTGTTTATTAAATTTGTACTTGAAAAGTTAGACATTGTACGTAGGCATCATCTTCGTAGATTTCTTCGCCATCTACCAAAGTGCAACTGCGCATTACCAAACCGTCTTTCTCACCCTGCACGTAGTCCAAAGCGGCGCGTACCGCCTCGGCTAACTCTATGCTCTTTTCGTAAGTGGCGGCATAGCAATTTATATCAATCTGCACCGTGTCCGCCCCGGGGTTCTTAGCCTTGGTAGGGTTATGCTCCAGGCGTGAACGTCGGTAGGCGACGTAAGGCAATTCGGCTTTATCGGTAACAACCGGAAAAACCTTTTTTGCTATTCGCATAACGTCGGTGTCTGCTATCAGAATACCGCGTATAACTGCCCCTGCGCTTAATGATGTCTTTGCCATGATTCTTTGTTATTAGATAAATCCGCATTTCTTAGCCACTTTCTCAACTGCTGCGCCAACTTCTACGGTCAAATCACTTTCGACGGTTTGGAACATTTCGGGTGTTGCCTTATCAAGAAATCCGTAAGCACTCATTTGGCCGGTCGGTATTCCATCCTTACGTATGGTTTCCGTCCAATATTGCGTTTTGCCGCTTCGGTGTGTGCCATAGATACCGTGCTTTATACGTATTTTCTTACCGCCTCTCTGACGTGGTTTTGTACCCTCTTCAGCCCACATAAGTACGGGTTTCTTAAAGCCCTTGCGGTTTTCGTGCATCGACTTTTCGCCCTCCCCTTTCAGGTTTGCCCGGTGGGCCTTGACGGTAATCATAAAGCCACCGCCCCGGCTGTAAATGTGGCTACGTATGCCCTTATCCCAATCGCGCTTGTTTCCCTGTACTTGCAGCTTACTTGCGTGTAGATGTCGGCGGGCTATACCTAACGCCTTTTTTGCTTCGGCGCGGTATGAGCGTTTCAGGGCGTTACGTAGTTGCCTTGGGTTTAATTCCTTGGTCAACTCCTGCCACTCTTTACCGTCGTACTGATTTGGTTGCATACGCTGTGCGGTTTATTCGTTGTTACTTTCGCTGTGCCATAACCCATCGTTTCCACTTGCCGGGCGCGTACATCTGATTATCGGTACTTTTGGCTTGGTCGGATAGTCGTAGGTAGCATCTTCGATTGTCAGGAAATAAGTAGGTGTTAGCCTGTCTAAATCGTTGGTGCGCCTGTGCGAAAGTCATTACATCTTTGCAAGCATCGGCAAAGCCTGATAACGTAAGGTTGTACGTATCGGCTACAAAGTCGGTGCGTAGTGTTACCTGATTAACAGGCATAACAAAATCTACGCCCTGTACTACGTCGTAGGTGGTAATCATGTACTCACCGGGTACGTCGAAAATAGGCTGCTGGGCCTTTTCGGTTACTACTACGTCGCCGTAGGTAGGCGGCTGCTCTACCGTTCCACCGGCAAACGCGCAAAGCGATACACTAAAGATTAGTGCCAACGCTGATAAAATAATTTTGGATTTCATACCTTTTTTGTTTTTGAGGTTGTTACTCGTTTACTCTCTCACATATCAGGGTCTTATAGCCTCTATCAATATTCGGCTCAATGGCTACAACGGTATAGAGATACCCGCCCAACTGCTGTACGCGCCAATTCTCGGCTACCGTGTGCGCGTCGCGGATATTCCACGAAACGCGATAATCCGGGAAATGCTCGCCTACCTCTTCGCTACGGTTGCCCGTATGCTTTACGCGCTCGGCGTGTACGGTTACGGTGTCGGTATAGGTCGTAACCTCTTCGCCAAAGTCGTTAGTGGTCTGCGTAGGCTCTAACAGCGTAAGTTTGTATTTCATCCGTCCGGCTATCATCTTGCCAACTTTCTAAAGGGTTTCATTAAGGCTAATAGTGCGTTTGGAACACTATGGTACTGCACTTGTGCGTCGCTCTCACGCTGGTTATACCAATGTGCGCCAATGAGTAAGACGGCCTGTTTCAGTTCGTCGGGGAAATTCCCGGATTCGTCCATTTCGGCCAATTCCTCACGGGTTCGACGGGTATAGCGGATAACGTGCTTTTCTGCTGCATCCAAATACTGCTGCAAAAGCGTATCGTCTGCCGTAAACTCGTCGGCGTTGCACTGCTTCTTAAAGAGTTCCAAACTCACTACATTAGCCATAACTTAAAGCACTCCTGATTAGTTACACAATCCGTTTAGCCTGCGGCCTGAACGGTCACGGCGCAAGTTGCGGTGTAGGTCTGACCGCCAAACGTGAACGATGCGGTTACGTTAGACGTACCGGCTGCAACGGCTGTTACCTTACCATTTGCGACGGTGGCCTTTGCGGTTGCGCTACTTGCCCACGTAACGGCTGTGCCTACGGGGAATACGGTAGCCGTCAGGTCGTAGGTGTCGCCAACGGTCAAAGTCAACTCGGACTTATCAAGGAAAACGCCAATCTGCGAAAGAACGGCGAAAGCCTCCTGACGCAATACGCTAATAGCGTAGTCCACGTTAAGCACAAAGTCGATAGCGTTCTTTCGTGCCTGGCTGTAGGGGTCTACGATAAACACCATGTCACCAAACAGGCCCTGCGGTGCGTACTTAAACGCGCCGACGAAAATCTGGCCGTCGGGTACTTCGTTGGTGGTGAATACGGGTACACCGTTAATCTTACCGTTTTCGTCAACGATAGCAGAGTTTGCGCCCTGCCACTTCGGGGTAGCCTCCAAATTGCCCTTAGTTACGTCGCTCATAACGTAGCAAAGGCCCTCGCCCTTGATGTTGTGCGAAAGGATAGCAGACTTAACGCCTACAAGTTCCATCAGGGTAGGAGTTGCGCCGGTGTAGGTCTTTTTGTTCTTAGCCACCATATTGGCGGGAATGAACGGGCCTACAAGGTCGGTAGAACCGTTTACCTTGGTCTGACTGAACATAATCTTGTTCATCAGTTCGGCAATGGCTACCGGCATATACTGCGTGGCCACCAACTGCACAAGGTTGTCGGTCTCATTCAGGGCCTCGCGGGTGATAGGCACGGCGATACCCAAACGCTCCGGCTTCGCAATGAGTTTGTTAATAGGTATCTTGGTGTCGCCCAACTCTGCGCCCTCATCGTTAATTGTGGCGTGGAAAGCCTCAACGATAGGCCACTGGTGATTACCTTTCAGGCCGGTAAGCAACGGTGCGCCAATGGCCGAAAGAATAGTCTTGTTATAAAGTGGCTCTACGATGTCGTGCGTAGTCAGCCCGGCGGGGTTCGTACCTGCAAGGCCGCTGGCGTAAGTAGAGGTGTTGCCACCGAAAGACTGTGCTACGGCGCGGCTAATCTTCAACTCGAAACGCTGGCCCTTGTCTAAGCACTCGCGTACCTTGGCGTTTGCGTAGGGTATATCTTCCTCGCGCATTACCTCGATAGTCGGGGTGTTGGCCTTAATCTTCATTTCGAGAATATCCAACTCGCGGGAAAGCTGCTTAATTTCGCCCTGCTCGGCCTCGGTGTATGCCTCGCGCTCCTTATCACTTTCGAGATTCTCCGCCATCTCGTTAAGGCGGCCTTTGATTTGACTAATCCGCTCGTAGGCTTCGCGGAAATTGAACTTTGGCTTACTCATAACTTTTTTGCCTTGGTTAAATTAAACAATATGCGCCGCCTAAACGGTGCGGTTTATTCTCTCTTTCAATACCCGGATAGCCTCGCGTTTTTTTGCAAGGTCTATTGTCTTGGGCTGCTCAACCGTCGTAGTTTTCGGTTTGTCGAATACTACACCGGCTTCCTCGACTTCGCGCTTACTTACCGTTGTCTGCTCGTAAGCGGGCTTTGGTGTAATCGTAAAGTCGTACACCTTATCAATACGCTTAACGTGGCGCAACAGAATATCGTCGCCGTCCTCTGTCTTTTCGCCTGACAACTCGTAACTAACGGCGTTCTCGCTATCCCGTTCATCGGTAGAGTAGATAAACGAGCATCCCGAAATGTCGCCGCGTGAAATCAATTCCAACGCCTTATCGCCGTCGGCTGTCTTGGGTACTTCACACCAAAACTTAACACCTATTTCGTCGATTTCGTAGTGCAACGTGCCAACGCCCATCTTACTACGGCCTAAGATAAGTTGGCGGTCGTGGAACATCGTAAGCATGATGTCGCAAGCGTCCAACGTCTCACGGGTAATACAACCGGGTTCTAATACCTCGTAGTAGTTTTCCCACCAATCGCACAAAAGACGGCTGCGCACACCGAATTTAAGCGCGTAGCCCTCAATTATACGGCTCTCGCCGCCCTCGGCGGCTTCCCGGATTTGTAGCCTAACGTCAAATCCGATACTCCTTTTGTTAATCTTCGTCATCTTCTTCGCTTGGTTTTGTTTCTTCTATATTCGTTGTACCGCCTCCGGGCTTGAACTTGTCGCCGTTCAACGGTATAAGATTTGCAGATACTAACGTAATATCGCCGCCCTCGACTGCGGGCTGATTCTCTATGTGTCGCCAATCGTTTACGGTGTAGATGCCGCTTGCAATGGTCATTGTCTGGTACTTCGCCAACGAAAGCAAATCAAGGCTGTAGATGCCTTTACGGTCAAACTTGAAAATACGTTTGCAGCAAAGCGACTGCGGTATAAGTTTGCGTGTAAACTCGGCCTCAATACGTTTCAGGATAGGGTCTAACGAAAACGACAAATACGTTATATTGGCCATTTCAGCCGATTTGTAGTTATTGCTCGTATCGTCAAACACAAACGACGGGTGTACGCCAAAGAAACGGCAAAGTTCCCGGACGGTAAACTTACGGGTTTCCAAAAACTGCATATCGGTAGAGGAAAGCGAAATTTGCTTAAAGTCGGACTGACCGGGCAAACTTACGATATGCTCACCGTTCATAAACCTTTCGTCTAAGTTGGCGGCTGTCTTTTCCAACTCTTCATCTGCATACTCGCCAAAGCCTACTACCGATTTGTCGTTGCTGACAATACCCCGGACGTTACCGCCATTGATAAAGCGGTTTGCCGTCTCAACGTCGCCCGCCTGTGCAATAGTAAGAGTATTGCGGGCGTGGCTTAGTACGCTCTCGCCTGTACGCCCATCTGACGAATGTAAATACAGGTGTATAACTTCGGATTCCTTAAACGTACCGTAAACGCCGTTATATGCGTCGCAAATGGTGTACGTGCCATTCAAAGCGTCGTGGCCTACCGTGTTGCGCCCGCAAAGCACTAAGTCGGTAATCTCTCCCCTGACTTTGCGCGGGTAGATGTAGGCGTTACCGTCTAAAAGCATCATCTTAACGGCCATACTCCAAAAGTCGAAAATTGACATTTCGGGTTGAGGCTGTACGGTAAGTAAATAATGTAGGTCGTTGTTTTTGTCCTCTTGGTAGCGGTCGCCCTTTAACTTCATGTACTGCAAATGCAAACCGGCTACGCTATCACTAAGCAACTGCACACAACGGTAAACGGTGGCTACGGCTGTCGCGGTGTCAGTAGAGGCGTAGAAAAATTGCAGCCCTGCACCTGTGCGCGGGGTTGTACGTTGCGTGGTTTTGGCTTGCGGCGCGGGTGCGGCCTGTTGCTCTACCACTTCATCGCGTTGTTTCCAAATACGGGAAATATCCCACCATTTAGCCATAAAAATAGATATATCTTTTCGGCAAAGATACACCTATTTTATGGGCGTTCAAAATCGGCTAAGGTGCATCGTGGTACACCTTGGCGCAACGTGGTGAAATTTTGAGTTTGTTAAGAATTTAATTTTTTCCGGCGGTCACAATTTCGTTAATTTTCTCTGCAAATGCTATCGTAAAATCTGCGCTCGTACCGTCGTAGTCGAAATCGTAAGGCACGTCGGCACTACCTATCTGTCCTTTGTCGTTTAGTGTCAGGATAGAGCAAACGCAATTCGTGGCCCAAAAATCGTCGGCGTTGTCGTAGAACTCCACAATAAAGAACTTTACCGTATCTTCGTCTACGCCGTAATCGTCGTAGTCGCTCTTAGGTATTGCCCGGCTCGTAGCCCTGACTTTCAGGCCCCGGACTTTGAACTTTTCCGTACCAAAGTCTACGGTCTTATTCAGGTAGGCGGCTTTCGCCTGGTCGCTGATTACCCGCTTAATCTCATTCTCGCTCATAACCCTAAACCTTGCTTTTGATTAACTCTACTAAATCTTTCCGGGTGTACTCGACTAACGTAGCATCATAGCCCTTTAAGTTAGCCACCCAATACCCACGTACTAACAGATTCCCGCTTTTATCGCGTCTGCCGCCGTTCTCGGCCCATACGTCTTTGTAGTGCCATGTGCCTACGACGCGGGGGCAAAAGGCCCCTACCTTAACTTCTATATCGCCATTCTGCTTTAGCGTTACCTTTGCCATAATGTTACGTTTTTGTGGCGGGGCTTGCACCCCGCCGGGTTAATACTCAAATCTTGAAAATGCCAATACTCTTTACTAACGCCAAAACCTCCTTTTTAGTGTTGAGGCTCTTAGGTATCTCCGTACCGTTGGCACTCTTACCGTACTGCTTACCGTTGCAAAGTTCGTAAGCCTTGCCGCCCAATGGGTCTTTTCTTACCGCCCATTGAACTGCACCGTAACGGATAGTCCAATACGTGCCGCCGCCAAATGGCATATAGTTACCTTTATCGTCGTTCCATGACTTGCAGCACCTCGCGGCCTCAATGTAGCGCGTACCATCTGCGTTGTATAACTCTACCCGGTAGGCGGTGTTAATGCGCTTACCTGCTAACTCTGCCCTCTGTTGGGCTAACTGCTGCTGTACCTCTGCGGGTAATTCTTCAAACTTCATATCTCTTTGGGTTTTGTGGCCGGGGTACAGGCCCCGGCCCGGTTACTACTTGGATAACTCCTTAACTAACTCTATATTCTTTTCAAGGTCTGCGTATATCTTGGCAAAGTACGCGGATGCCTCTACTACTTTAAGTATCACAACGTCGCCCCGGCCATTCCTGTACGTACCGTTATTGGCTTCGTACTTCGCGGCTTTCTCGGTGTCGAATATTACAGGGTTGCCGCTTACGGGTGTCAGGGCTGCACCCTGAAAACCCTTACCCTCACCGACAAAAGCGTAGTAGGTATCGCCGCCGTAACCGGCTACTACGTAACCTTTGCTGCCTAACTTCTCGCCGATAGCGGCCTTTGCGCTCTCTAACTGCTCAACGATTGAGGTTCTTTTCTCTGTCATATCTACCGGCTTAACCGTGTTGCCGTAGGGCTTAATTGTTTAATCTGCTGCAAAGGTATAGTTTTTTCTGTACTCTACCAAACTTTTAAGTAAGAAAATACTATCTATTAACATTATTTAGTATAGAAAACACTATACTTTGAGAAAAAAGCCGTATTTTTGCACCAAAATTCAAAAATTCGTAGATTTATGAGGATAAAAGCCGTATTGAAAGAAAAGCACCTGAAACAACAGGATTTGGCCGACAAAATGGGCGTAAGCCTGTCAGCGGTCAAACAAATGCTTAAAGCCGATTCCCTGACTACCGTAACACTCGAAAAAATGGCGGTAGCCTTGGACGTACCCGTTTGGCAATTACTCGTTAGCCCTGCCGACGTTATACCGGCTACGGGCGTTACTATAAGCTGCCCGCATTGTGGCAAACCACTTAAAATTACAGGCGTATGAAAAGGATAGATGAATTAAGGCAAAGATTGGATGCCGTGTTAGACGAATTTAGCGACGTACCTTTAGAGGAAATCGCCGACGAATTAGACTACCGGGCTTCGGAATATCAGCGCAAAGCAAATCTTAGCGACTGCCAACAATAAGCGCGTATGAACAAAGACGGCGGGTTAGATGCCCGCCGTTTCCTGTTATCGCTCGTAAGAATAAAGTTGCCCTAAAGTCATTAGCATAGTTATTGTACCGTCTATTTTGCGGTACTGCGAAATCTTCAAAGGCTTTTTGTTTTCCAACCTATCTTCGTCTATAACGCAATTAGTCAGGCAATAGACGTTAATAGGATTGTTGTTAAAGACTATTTGCGCCGGTTCTGCGTAGGCTAACATTTCAAACGATTCTACGGGTAGATTGAAATTGCCGTAAGTCTGGCCGTAAGGTATCAGCACCCCGGACGCTCCGGCGGTAGATAGGATATTAACTAAGTCCTTTGCCTTATACCCGTCGTAGCCTATGCGGATAATCTTAACCAACTTAGTACGCCGTATAATATCGTCGGCAATACGTCTAACGTCTATGCGCTTTCCCTTGGTAAATATCAGGTGGCCCGCTTCGTGCCAAATACGGTATAGTTGCTCGTTGGGATGCCCCTTTAACGCGCCAATGGGAAAATAGTAGTCTGTGTGGCAATAGAAACGCTTTGTTTCCTTGGAATAGACGGTATAAGATACTGCGCTGAAATCATCATGCACGGATAGGTCAAAGGCTACGGCGCAATCAGGATGCCCGGTTACATGGTCTATATCAAAGTCGCCCAACAGGTCGTTAGCATCTTCAAAGCCAAACCACGTTTTAACCTCGTTAATGGTAAATATGTTAAGCAACTTGGTACGGAAAACCAACATATTTTCGGCTGATAGTTGGGCGTTCTTCCATTCTATTTCGTAGTAATCATCTTGCACCGTAATACCCAAATGGGGCTGCACCTTTGACCATGTGGCCGGGTCGCCCTCTTCATCGTCTACGTCGGGCATAAACAAATCGGCAAACATATAGTCGTTTTCGCCCTCGCCCTCCAATATCTTCTTAACGCCCTCCAATTCATTGTAGCACGGCCCCTCTATTACGTCGCTGGCCGTCGTAATGATAACCGTTAGCGGGTTACGACGCGGCCCCATAGAGGACGTAAGCGTATTCTTTAGGTCTGCGCCTGACTTGTTGGCCGTGTCTCTCGCCTGTGAATATTCATCTATAATGGCCAACGATGCAAACAGGCCGTCTTTGGTCTGCGCGTTGGACGTAAGGCACTGTGCTAAACTCTCCCGGCCCCGGTCTCTGAACGTCACCGTTTCACGGTTAATTCTGAAATGCCTTTGGCGCGGGTCTAAGTCAAACATTATATGCCTGACTTCGTTAAAGCATTTTTTCGCCTGGTCGTAAGAGTTGGCCCCTACGTAGGCTTCTGCGTTATAGTCACCAAACAGCATATCGTCAACGGCCAAAAACGCCGCAAAGGTCGTTTTACTGAACTTTCGCGGTACGAATATGTAGACGATACGGATAAGCCTACGGCCATCAGGACGGGCAAAGCCGAAAATATTAGCCATCTGAAAGACTTGCACCGGCGTTAGTTTGTAACGCCTACGCCCGGACGTTCCGCTAAACTTCAATTTCTCGTAAAGCCTGATTTTCTTCTTTACGCGCTTGGGCTTCCAAACCCACTTATCGAGCATTTGGAAAAACCGGCGTATCTTCAATAACTCGTAGAGGTTATGGCCGTCGGGATTATCTATAACGCTCAAAACGTAGTCTGTCATACGCTTGTCGGTCTCTGTAAGCGCATAACTATAGCGGGTAAGGTAATTGTCGCGGTTAGCCTGTAACTCGGCGGCTACTTCGTCTTTTAATTGCCTTTTCTTGGCTTTCTCTTCCTGTGTCATAATCTTATTTTCTTTCAGGTGTCAGTACGTGGGTAGGCGCGGGTACTTCGCCCTTTTCGCGCCGGGCTATCCACTATTTGCCATTTTCAGATCTACCGGCTTACGCTCCTTTTCAGTCAGGCGGTAAACGCCAATATGCCATGCAAAGAAACTTTCGATAGTTGCGCCTTTGCTGTCTTTCCAACCGGGCAAAAGGTAGATGTAATCGCAACGGGAAAGCTGCCAAAGGTCGTAGCATAATGCGACGTTGTAACCTACCAACCTGTAGAGCCATTGCCAACGGCAAACCAAAAACTTACAGGGATTCACTACCCGGTAGCCGTTATCGGCCAACAGGCTTTCGGCCTTGGCAAACCGTGCCAAATACTCGCTGCGGTCTAATCCGCTAATCGGGCCGCTGATATATATTTTCTTCATACTTAATCGTCGTTATCGTTAGAAAATTCTTCCATGAGTTTAGTAAGGCCGTCGCTTTCCGTTGGCTTACGGTCTTTGCTATCGGTATTCATACCTAAAGCCCTCAACGCCTTTTGTGTCTGCGTTGTCAGGTCTAAGTATAGTTTTTCCTTGGGGCTGATACTCTCGCGGTTGTTACCCTCGCGGGAAATCTCTACGTTTACGGCTTTGTGGCCACAACTAAAAATTTCCTCTGCAAGTATTTCAGTCCTTACCATGAGTTGCGCCGTAATGGTGGCTTGCAAAGCCATTTCAGACGTGTATTTGCCTTGCTTTTTGAGCAACTTAACAATATACTGCTTTTTGTACCCGATACGCTTCTGTATAGCCGCCGTAGCCTCTGCCGTTCCGCTGTCGTAGGCCAAATCTACGCTGCCGCTTTCCTTGGCCCTGTTTTGCTCTGAACGGTTATTTATGCGGTCTACAATCTTATCCACCGTCGTAGTACGCCCGGCGTTCATATCGGCTACCATTGCGCGGGCGTAGGTCTTTACAAACACCGGTACTTCGGCGTTGCTCTCTAAGTCTTTCAGTTCGTCAATATTAAGGGCTAACAGGGTTTCGTACCACGAAAAATATTCATCGCGGCTAATACCCTGAAACGCCTTGGCCTTATCAGGCCCCATAAGTTTTTCCCGGTATTCAGGTACGCGGTTTCGGGGTCTGCCTTTCGGGTTGGTAATCTGGCCTTTCTGAAAAGGCTTGCGCTTTTCCAAATTTGCCAAACTATTAGGGTTCATCTTACGTTTCGCCATATCAATTATATTTTGCTACTTATTCAACTATTAAGGGTGCGGGCGTATTAGGCCCGCTCCCCGGATTAAAACGGCACGTCTGCGCCTCCACCTGACGGCGCGGCAAACGGCATATCGTCGTAACGATTTGACGCTGCGCTGCCGCCACTCCCACCGCTGCCGGTGTGTCCGTTTCCTGCTTGGTTGCTCATAGCGTTTACGGATTTTTTTTTGTTAGACTTTTCGCCTCCTATCTCCTGCCAAAGTTCCCGGCGATTAGAAACTTTATTAACGGTGGCATACCGCTCTATTATACCGTCGTAGATGCCTACGTAGAAATCGTATAACTCCGGGTTTTCTTCGATGGTGAAAGCCTCCACGTTACCGCTGCTGCGCAAATTCGCGCTACCGTGTATTACTATCTTACGGCCTCCGCGTGTCTCAAAGGCTATCACCTTGGTATGAGCGAAAGCGACGGCCATTTGAAATTTATCGTCTATATCCAAACGCTTGTAGACGTAGGGTATTAACTTGTATCTTTCGTGGCTATAGAAATAGTGGCTAATCACTAAGTCTAACCGCTCTATCCAACCTTTAGCCATCAGGTTATGAAAACTATCGACGTTGTTTTCTGATAGCGAAAGCGTAGATACTATCATACGTTTGCAGACGGCTTTCTGTGCTATCAAATAGGCTTCTATAAAGTCGCCAAAAATGAAACTGCCATTAACCACTACGTCGGCACGCTCTCCAAAGTCTAACCGCAATTCACGGGCAAGTTTGACCGCGTTTTCGTAGGCGTAAAACCCTTTAGGCTTAACGTACACTTTCGGTTTCAGGTAGCGGGTTTCCTCTGAATACTTTTGTTTCCCGTTCACATCAAAGAAATTTAGGTTAAGGTCTTTCAACTCTAACCCAACGTCGCCAAAGTCCAGGCTTTGCAGTTGTATTTCTTCAACGGCCATAACCGAAACGTCGGCCTTGCTTTTTCTACGTCTTTTTTCCATAATTCAAAATCGTACTAACTAAAACCGGCTTACCCCCACAGCCCCAAAAAACCACTCACGCACGGAGAAAGGGATGGGCGAGGTTCAACCGGGGTAGGGAGTGTTAAAAAATGACCGCACCCTTTAACATTTTTAACAATATTAAACAAATGAGAAATTTTTTACAAAAACGCGCCATCTGCTCGGATGCCCGGCGTTTCGCGTGTGCCTTACCACTACGGCCCATTTCAGTATGAGTAAGTACGTGGCAATCGTGGCACAAACTCCGCAAATTGTGAATATCGTACATAAGCGTTTCTTTCTCCCGCTGTGTCAATCCATCTTCTACGGGCGTTACGTGGTGTACTTCGGTAGCCTCTTTGGTTATGCCGTTTTCCTTGCACCTCTCGCAAAGCGGGTCACTCGTAAGTTTGGCCTTACGCAATCGTAGCCACCTGTTTTTGTGTATCATGCTAATGTAGTCTTTATCTTTCGCCATCGTCGTATATTGTTTAGTTGTTACTTAACTGCTGCACTATGCTTTCTTATCAGGTAGTTAAGGCTATCCAACAAACTTTGTTGTACGCCTTTCTTATTCTCCAAAGCGGCTACGGCTCTTTCGTCTACGGTATTGGCGCAAACCAACTTGTAGACTTGTACCGGGTACTGCTGGCCCTGACGGTGTAGGCGGGCGTTGGCCTGTTGGAATAACTCTAAGTTCCAACCTGTGCCATACCAAACTATATAGTGGCCACCGGCTTGCATATTCAGGCCAAAGGCCGTAGATGCCGGGTGCGCTAATAGTACGTCAATCTTTCCCGCGTTCCATTCCTTTAACTCCGATTCGTCTTTATAGACTTTTACGGTATAGCCTTTCAGTTTCTTAACGATGCGGTCTACGTCGTGTTTGAACTGATAGAAAACCAATACGCTGTTACCGTTGGCCGCTTCTATTATCTCGGCTAACCTGTCTAACTTTTCGTCGTGTACTTCATGCACGTTTCTATCTTCGTCGTATATTGCACCGTTGGCAAACTGACTTAACTTATTCATTAAGCCCGCTGCGCTGTTGGCTAAAATGTTTGCGGATTCTCCGGCGTGTTCGTCTTGAAACTCCAAAACCTTTTCCCGTTCAAACTTCGTGTACGCTGTCATAACAGACGGCGAAAGCTGCACCCGGATAGTATGCACTAACAGGTCGGGTAATTGCAGATAGTCTTTGGCCTGCATCGACAAACATATATCGGCAATCTTACGCCGTATAATATCGTCGCAACCTTTCTTAATGTCGCAACGTAGGGTAATGCCGTTGCGGTTATAGGTATCAAAGTAGGTTTCCCGGTACTTAGTTACTGACTTACCCAAACGCTCGCCCATATCCAAACAATACATCTGCGCCCAAAGGTCTATCAGGCCGTTAGGTGCTGGCGTACCTGTCAGTCCGATAACGCGGCTAACGGTAGGCGTGGCCATGCGCATAGCCTTAAAGCGATTCGACTTACTGCTTTTGAAACTCGTAAGTTCGTCTATAACCAAAACGTCAAAGGGTAGATTACCACCGTAGAGGCCAACCAACCAAACGAAACTATCACGGCCAATTACGTAAACGTCTGCCTTGGATGCCAACGCCATCTTACGTTGTTTCTCTGTACCCATCACCTTTGCAACCGTTAAGCCTTTCAGGTGTTCCCATTTCTCGGCCTCTGTAGTCCATGTGGTTTCGGCTACTTTCTTCGGTGCTACGACTAAGGTACGGCTAATCTCGCAATCGTCTATAAGTTCCTGAATAGCGGTTAGGGTGCTAACCGTCTTACCCAAACCCATATCAAGGAATAGGCCGCAACGCGGATTCTTCAAAATCCACTTAATCGCCGTTTGCTGATATTCGTAAGGTCTGAAAATCATAACTCTAATTTTGGGTTTGTATTTTTTTTGTCTCGTACTTTTCAAACTCGGCCTCGTTGTCGGCTAACCACTTCTTTAATTCCTCTGTCAGTTCATCGACTAAGGGCTTATTATCAATCACCCAAACAACGTGCTTTAGTTTCTGCAACTCTGCTATACGTAGTTCCTGAACTTTGGACGGCTTGCGCCCTTTGCTCTTCAACTCTACCCACATACATTGTGAGGCCGGTAACACTATTACCCTGTCAGGGTAGCCCGTTTCATTCGGGTTTGAATATTTGAGGCATAGCAAACCAATTTCTTTCATTCGCTTGCATAAATATTTCTCTATTTCCTTTTCCGAAACTTCGGCGTGTTCTACTATGTTCTTTATGCTCTGTTTCATATCTTCAATTTTAACCGGGTGTAACTTGTAACCGCAACGCTCTAACATTATACGTAAATATAGTTTCGTCTCGCGCACGCGCTCGCGTTAGTTCTCTTATTCCCGTTTTATTCTATTATCACAAACTCTTTTATATACTCTTAGTTTACTTAGTTTACATTCTTTATTTTCCCTTTGTTTATCGGCCTTTGGCTGTAAACTGAACGGTGTAAACCAAATTTTTTCGTTTGGTTACGTTTACAGGAAAATGTAAACCAAACCTTTTTTGTAACCGTTCCGTTTACGCCTTTTGGTTTACTCATATATCATCGTCGTTTTCTTCGATATTGAGTACCCGCCTAAACGACTTTTGTACGCCGTAGATTGCTTGCGCGTGTCTTGATACTCCCATGCGCTCCCAACCGGGTAAATCGTCCATGAGACGGCCAACCTTGCGGGCTAAGTATTTGTATTCCTTATCGCCCATATCGCGGCCTAACCTCTCGCAAATGAACTCTGCGGCGCAAACTCTGGTACGCTCTTCCGTGCCTGTCTGGTCTAACGGGTCGGGGTCTGTGATATATGCGCGTCGGCGTTTCAAATCCCACGTCTGCCACTCTCCCGGTAACTTCATATCAAGGTAGGCCAAAAGCATATCCTTAACCGGGTCGTCTGCATCGTCGTTATACTCGGCTTGCCTGTGCCTTGCCTCCGTTTCCATGTCGGCGGGTAGGTAGAGTTTTTCGCCCTCTTTCCAACGCTCTACGGCCTCGGCCCAAACTTGGTCACGCTCTGCCATCAGGTCGGCTTTAACGTCGTTATGCTTACGCCTGTCAGCATCAGCGGCCATAACCCAAAAGCGGCGGTTTCCCGTGTCGCCTTTTAGGAAATACGTTTCGTTGGTCGTACCGCAAAATATACATTGGCGCGGGTGCTTTTCCGTTACCGTACCGTAGGCGGGTCGGTAGGTATCATCCTGACGGCTTATATAGGCTTTCACCTGCTCTACGTCGCTTCGTTTGATACTACCCAATTCGGGCAACTCTATTACCCAACCGCCTCGCGCTTGCTCCATACCGCTTTTACCCTCCATCGTTACCAGGCTGTCGTTAAACCACTCACCACCCATCACGCTAAACAGGGTAGATTTGCCTATGCCCTCGGCCCCGGTAACAATCAGGCAATAGTCATACTTACAACCGGGATTCATAACGCGGGCTACGGCGGCGGTAAAGTGCTTTCGGGTCATAGCCCTGTTAAGCGCGGTATCTTCAACGCCTAAGTAGTCTACTATAAGCGTATCAAGGCGCGGCGTGCCATCCCACGTTAGGCTATTCAGGTAGTCGCGTATCGGATGCACCCGGCGGCGGGTAAATACCGCGTCCTTTGCATCCTTAATCTTATCTTTGCCGGTTACGCCGTAATTCTCTTCTAAGTAGATGCGTAAGTTAGCATCGTCGCGGTTTCCCCATTGGGTCGCTTTCTTATCCCACGGCAAACCGCCCTTAACCAAATCAAAGCCGCTAAACAGGTCGTGCCAAAGATGCCCCTTCAGGCGTGGGTCATTCTCGATAATGCAGATAATGTTTTTGGCCGTAGACTTAATCGCGCCCTTACGGTCGTACTCCAAATCTGCCATCCAATCCGTGTTAGCCTCTTCCGGGTTTTCCGCTTCGTCTAAATCCACGTCGGCAAAATCGCTTTCAGCATCGGCGCGGCGTTCCTTGGTAAGCAATACGCGCACGGTCTTATCTTTGGCCGCGAAATCCTGCATTTTCAGGTACGACGGCAAACGGGTTATGTCAGTTACCCGGCTACCCTCGTCGTGTACGCCGAAAAGATGAATACGGCAAAGGTCGAAAGCGTTGCAAAGCTGCATACTCGCCGGGTCTGTCTCGTGGTGGCTGTAGGCAAACTTTCCCTCATAGCAAACCAAACCGGCGGCAACGCTACCCAACTTATACGTATAGCGGCCATCTGTACCCGTCTTAACGTAAGCATCTTGCAGAAACGTATCTATAGCATCTTCTATGGTGTAGGCCCTGCAAAATGCGCCGATAAGTCCGGGCTTTTCCAACGGGTCGCCCGCCTTGCGTAGTTCGTGGGCTACGGCTTCGGTCTCACGGCTACCCATCGGCCATTCTGATACGTCAAACGGGTTTACGTAGGTCTTTAGTATCGCATCCACGTCGCAAGCGGGGCCGTCCTGATACTCAAATATAAACTCACCGTCTCGGCTCGTACTCGGCCAATAGAATAGGCGCGGTAACTGATACGTCGTAATGTCGAATAGGTCTATACCCAACGTGTCGGCTATCTTTCTGCAAAGCGGCTCGTATTCGTTTGGCTTTACGTTCCGGGATAGAGGAAATACCAACCTTAGACGCGGCTTTTCCGGGGTGTGCTTGTGGGTGCTGTATAGCATAGCGGCAAAGCCAAACTGCATCGTGAAATCATCCCAAACGCTGGCCGTGCCGTAGTCTATATCAAGCGTGGCCACACTACGCCACATCACGTTAGCCGTTTTACGTGTACCGCCTGAAAGATAACCGCCCACAAAGCCGCCCACGTCTTTAATGTCGGCTTGTTCCTGCTTGGTCATTTTCAGGTATTCACCTACGCTTTCGTCGGTGCGCTTCGTCTGGCTGCATCGGCGTACTAACTCGCTCCATTGCCACTTTTTGTTTTTCCACTTCTTAGATAGTCGGCTGTGCGCTGTCGCAATATCCAAAGCGAAATCGTGGCTAAGTTCAATCGTACCCATTACACTAACTCCTTTAACAAGTTCCTGAAATGTTGGTAGTTCTCGCCGTCGGTGTATATTTCCACTTCCCAAATACCGCTTACTATTCTGCGCATACGCATTTCAAACGGCCTTTCTTCGTTCATCAACTTATCTTGCAGTATTTTGACAAAACCGCTATTCATTGATTCACTTATTTTGTG